CCAAGCAAGGAGCAAAACCAATGACAGACATCAACGCAACAGAGGCAGAATTACGCCAGTTTATCGAGCGGGCGGAACATCTTGCGGCTGAAAAGCGCGACATTGCCGATCAGGAAAAAGAAGTGTTCGCAGAAGCCAAGGGGCGCGGCTTTGACGTGAAGGTGATGCGGAAGGTAATCCGCGACCGCAAGATCGCCCGCGATGCCTTGGCAGAGTTTGAGGCTATCGAGGACATGTATCGCAACGCGCTTGGCATGGTGTGAGCATGGCGCGATCTGAGTTCAAACGTATGGTCAGAGAGCGCCGCAACTTTCCAGCAGGTTCTCCGGATCATGAATATCGCACCCGCGCGGCCCGCACATTGCTTCGGATCATTCGCGGCGTTCCGATGGGGGTAGGCAATGACTGACAACCTGTCAATCTGGAACAAATACGCGGACATTGATCCGAAGTTTACAAAGCCAATCACTGGCAAGCAATACAAAGGCACGTCGCCAAACCCGCAATATGTGATCAAATGCCTGACCGATATGTTTGGCCCAGTTGGGCAGGGCTTCGGATGGCGCGTCATTGCCGAGGCGTTCACGCCGCTTGGCGAGGAAGTGCTCCACTGGTGCAGGATTGAGTTCTGGCATACCGACCGCGCCAACGTGATCGAAAGCTACGGCCAGACTAAAGCCGCATACAAAACAAGCAGCGGCAAATACATGGTAGACGAGGATGCTCCGAAAAAGTCTTTGACTGACGCTATCGTCAAGGCTGCGTCTTACATCGGGGTCGGGGCGAGTATCTTCCTTGGCCAATGGGATGATCAGAAATATGTGGCGGAAGTTAACGCGGAATATAGGTCTGAGGAGAAGAAACAAGCCGCAGGGGACGTGGACGCGCAACATGAGAAAGAAGTTGCAAACGCGCGATTGATGATTGAACTTATCCAGTCTGTCGACGCGCTAAACACGACATGGAAAACATTCTCGCAAGCCGTGCGCGCAGATCATCGCGTGATCGATGACGGGAAAAAGCGTAAGACCGAGTTGCAAGCGAAGCAGAACGCCGATCTTGGCGGCGATGAAATTCCCTATCATGGAGCAAGCAAATGACCGACAGACTTCACAACAACCCGCCAAACCCGATTGATGAAGCGCTAGAGCCGTTTGGCGACACCATCACTGAGGCGGAAGGCTGGCTTGACGGAAAGCCCGTTGAAACCGAAGGCCAGATGAAAGAGGTTGACGCGCTCACCAAGGAAATCAAGGCGGCAAAGAAAGCCGTCGAGGTTGCTGAGGAAAGCGCGGCAAAACCGATCTATGACCAGTGGAAAGCGGAAAAGGCCAAGTTTGCGCCGACCATCACCGATCTGGATCGCATCGTTAAAGGGCTTGTCGCGGCGGTTGACACGTTCAAGCGCAAGCTGGCGGCTGAAAAAGAAGCCGCGCGCAAGAAGGCCGAGGCTGAGGCATGGGAGGCCACCCGCAAGGCACAGGAAGCCGCGCGCATGGCCGATGCCAGCAACATCGAGGCACAGCGCCAAGCCGCAGCCGCACAGGCTCAGGCTGAGGCTGCACAGAAGGCCGCTATGGCTGCGAAGAACGACACCGTGAAGGGTATGCGCTGGTATGATTGCTATGAGATCATTGACCACCGCAAGGCGCTGCACTGGATCGCGGCGAATGATCGTGATGCCATGACCGCCTTTATTGAGGCATATGTGGCGAAGAACGCAAAGCGGATGCCGGAAGATGCAGTCCGCAATTACAAAGAGCAAAGGGCAATCTGATGGGAATGAATTACCTGAAATGCGATGCGGATGGGTGTAGCCACGTTGAAGAAATTGAACGGCTGGAACGTGAACTGATTGGGAAAGAGTGCCCAGTTTGCGGCGCAAATATGCTGACAGAAGAAGATTTCCAGCATGGGCTAAAGGTTGAAGGCATGATTGCGCTGATGCAGGCTCTTGGCATTGCCACGGATGAAGTTAACGCGACAAAGGATCACGTCAAGGTTGAGGTAAACCCGCGTGGCGGTGAACTTAACCTGAAAATCAAAAAGGTGGAATAATGGCTGGCGTTAACAAAGTAATCATCGTGGGCAATCTGGGGCGCGACCCTGAGGTTCGGACATTTCAGAATGGTGGGCGCGTGGTGAACCTGCGCATTGCCACTTCCGACACATGGAAGGACAAGGACAGCGGGGAACGCAAGGAACGCACAGAATGGCACAGCGTAGCCATTATGAATGACGGTCTTGGCAAGATTGCCGAGCAATACCTGCGCAAGGGCTCGACCGTCTACATCGAAGGCCAGCTTGAAACGCGAAAGTGGCAGGATCAATCCGGCGCGGACAAATATACAACCGAGATTGTGCTGCGACCGTTTCGCGGCGAACTGACGCTGTTGGGCGGCAAGTCCGATGGCCATCGGCAGGACGACGAACCACGCGACGGGCAAAGTGGATCTGGCGGCGGGTTCGATGATGACGGGGACTTGCCATTTTGACCCGCAATCACAACGAAAACCGCGCGCTGAACACCATGCGCAACCTGACCGCGCAGGGATGGTAGGACGAGGCGCTGCTAGTTGACACGGCAGCGCAAGTGCTGGGCGGTGATGAAAGCGCAAAGCTTACCGCCCAGCGCGTGTTTGACAGACACTTCAAAATCATGGGGGCGAATTGATGGATGATCTTGTGAATCAGTTGATGCATGCGACGGTATCGGTCGGTGGTGACTTTGACGTTGGGCGCAACGTCAGGGATGCGGCGGTGGAGCGGCTGGGTCGGTATGAATGGCAACCGATTGAGACTGCGCCGAAGGATGGGCGATCCATCATAATCGCTATAAATATTGCCACTGATGAATTTGGGCCACGCATAGCGTGTGGTTCGTGGCAACGCCTTGCAGAAACGTGGTTTGGAACGTGCGGCTCTTCGCTTGTTATCTATAATCCAACCCACTGGATGCCGCTACCAGCGGCCCCGACAAATGTCTAAAACCCGCGAAAAACCGCCATCCCCGATGGTCAAGCTGGCGGGGGGTAAACTCTCGCCAGCCACAGCGTTTGACGCCGAGGAATTGGCGCGTTTTCCACATTGGCAGGAGTTTGACCTAGTTCCGCGCGGCAAGCGTAGCATTCCGCATCACCGCCTATACTGGCAAGCTCTCACACGCGCTGTAGAGGCCACAGGGCGCTGGCAATCGCGTGAGGCGCTACACACGGCACTAAAGGTGCGGATGGGGCTTGTGGAGCCGATCTATGACATGCGCGGCAATGTCACTGGGATGATGCCGCATAGCACCGCCTTCGGAGCAATGACGCAGCCTGAGTTTCGCGCGTATTTTGACAAGGCAATGGCTGCACTGTCTGAGGCTTGCGGTTTTGACGTGCTGGCGTTTGTCGATGCCTGATTTGGCTGGACGCGGCCCGCTAGGACAAAAGCAACCAAAGCCACCGAAGAAGCTGCGCAAGCGCCTGCCAAAGCTATCAGCCAAGCGCAAAGCGTATCTAGCATCGCCTGAGCGCGAAGAAGGCAAAGCGCACATGGCGCGTGTAGCTGAATTGCCGTGCTTGGTTTGCGGATCGTGGTTAGTAGAGGTTCACCACCTGCCAGACCCACGATCCGACATGCGGGTTATACCGCTATGCACACAGCACCATCGGCGCGAATATGGGTCTGGCGCTTATCACTACAGCCGCCGCGCGTTTAACGATCTGCACGGATCGGACGCTGAGTTGCTTGCGCGCGTTGCCGAGATGATTTGCCCCCGCCTTTGACGAATGTAGCGCATTTGTTAGCGGGCGGGGGCTGTCTGTAACCGAACTGCCGTATCTAAGCCTTTCACTTTTGCGCGTGGCCGACGCGGGGCGGATTGTGCCAATATGGCAGAATAAAAAAGCCGCCTGACATGGGGAGAACACATCAGGCGGCAGGTGCGCCGCGCGGTAAGATGCGCGACGTGGGAGGTTACTTCCACGCATTGGCAGGAACGGCCCCGCCAGTGATGCGTTCGATTTCGCGGCGATAGATTGCAATGGGCAAAACGTGGCCCTTGCGCCATTTTGACACCATCGCATCTGTTACGCCAAGCTGTGTTGCCAGCCATCCGCCCTTGCGGCCTTCACGCTGCAACCATCCGTCTAGGGGTGTTTGTTTGTTTTCCATGCCTAACCATACCGCGAAAAAAAACACAGGCAAGCAAAAAAAATAGCTTGCGCGCGGTGTGGTGTGGTGTATGGTGATCTGGCAAGCAAGGAGACCGACCATGTTCTATTTCACCTATCACGACATTGACTACACCGCCGACGATGACGGCAACGTAGACAGCGATGATCCGGTAGCCGACATTGATGCCGCGACCTACTACTGGTCCAGCGAAGGATGGGCGCAAGCGTTGCAGGATGAAGCCGACGAGCGCGGCGATTGGGAATATGAAAAGCGGCGCGATGACCGCATGGAGGATGCAGAATGAACCGCCACCCTGACAATCACAAGGCCATGGGACAAGTGCTGCAAGAAGCCCGTGACGCATTTGGGCAGCCGCGTGATCTGCCGTCGCGCGATGATCGGTTTGCGCTTGTTCCGGAGGATGACGATGCGGCAATGCGCCTCGTTTTGCTGGCATTCGGGTGCGGCGCTGCAATCGCGGTGATGGTTATTGCGGTTTTTGAACTGGTGGTGCTGAAATGACCGCAAACGGTGTCCACATCCCCCGCGTGATGTCAGCAGACGAAATGTCCGAGGTTGAAAAACTAGTGGCCTGCGGGCGATACGAGGAAGCGGCTGAAAGGTTCGGCGGGCGCGTTACCCACGCACAGGAGCCGCGCGACCTACCGCCCGTGACCTATTTTGAAACCCACCACGCAGGCACGGCTGATCTGGTGGCACGGCTGAGGGCCGGAAAGAATGGCCAAGAGATTGAAGCTGCCGCCCGCATCGAACAGCTTGAGGCCGAAAACAAACGGCTTGGCGATCTGTATGATGATACCTGCTATTACCACACGCCAGACGGTCGCGCTAAATTTCATGCGCGCAAGATTGTTGCTCTTGAGGCCGAACTCACCCGCGCCAATGCCGCCACGGCGGCGGCGTATGAGGTGGCAGCGAGGGTCGCATCATTCAGGCATGACGAAAACAAAATCTTGCGGGCAACATGGGCAACGCCATCCCTCACAGGGCTTGACGATGTGTCTGATGAAATCCGCGCCCTCGCCACGCCAGACCAGATCGCCGCGCTGGATCGGATGATCGCGGAGGCGGTGGGGACGTTGGTGGATGCGCTGGATGCCGTTCTGGCATGGCACGACAAGGACAAGCACACGGCGGGAAAAATGACGTTTGAGCGTAGCAGCGTTTTTGCAAAAGCCCGTGCCGCCAGCAAGAAAGGCGGGGTGTGATGGTCACAACAATCTCTGGCGGCGTAAGGACCGCTCACAAACATCACCAGTGCTATGAGTGCATGCGCGACATTGCGCCGCGCCAGCGATACGGGTTCCAAACCAACGTCTATGACGGCAGCATTTACACACTGGCATGGCACTTGGACTGCCAAGAGTGCGCAAATGAATATCGCGCAATAAACGACAACTATTACGACGGTGATGGGTTCCCACCACTGCGAGAAGAATGGTGGGAAAGCGGGGAATATGAGCGCGAGTTAGAATGGTGGCGCGGGCTGTATCCTCACGTTGTAGCCCGCATGGAATTGACCGATCAACTGCGAGAGGCCCGCAAATGACCAAACTGATCCCGCGCGATGCCGCGATTGAAGTGGCTCAACGATACACAGCAACACACGATGACGCATTTGTTGCCAATGACCTGCGCGCCATTCCCACCATCGACCCCGCCGCGATCCGTGAGGCGGCACTTTAGGACTTGCTGGAAGAAATTGACGCACAGATCGACCTTGCCGAAGAAATCAGCCCAGAATTTGCCGACAAGGTCCAGCTTGCGCTGTGGGCATGCCAGACGAAAGGATCCGCCGAATGACCGCGCCGGAACTGAAACCCTGCCCGTTTTGCGGTGGTGAGGCTGAGATATGGCGCGCGCATGAATGCCGCACGGCATGGATTGCCTGCATGGGAAAGTGTGTTGTGCTGATATCAAAGGAATATCTGTCTGATGATGAAGCCATCACCGCATGGAACCGCCGCGCCGACATTGCCGCCGTCCAGCCCGCGCAGGTGCTGGAAACCTGCGGTAAGTGCATGGGCAGCGGATACGGCGGGCATCCAGACAGTGGCCAACTGTGCGCTGACTGCAACGGAAGCGGCGGAGTTGAGCCGCAGCCCGACCCCCGCGACGAGGTGATTGCGCGGCTGGTGGAGGAAAACAACTGGCAGATCAAGGCGCGGGCGCAGCATTGGCTTAGGCGCACGATTAGCGCCCCAGAAGATGCAGCGGTGGAGGAAATTTGCGAAAAGTATGGGTATGGCGCAGTGATGGACGCTGCATCTCGCTTATGGGCAAGGAAGCCTTATGGCAGCGGGGCTTTTTACGTTGGCGGGTGCATAGGTTTCAAATCGGATGACGAAGCCCGCGCCGCCCTCGCAGCGGCCAAGGCGGTGCAGCATGGGTGACGCACTCACACGGCTGGCGGATGCGGTGGAGGCGGGGGCGGCTACGGAAGCCGACTTTGACGCTGCATGGCCACACGCGATGAACGGAGAACATTACTACGCCAAGACCGCCTACAACGGCTCACTGGATGCCGCGAAGGCTCTGCATGATGCGGAGCTGCCAGCGATGTTTTGGAACATGGGGCATTTGGATATTCCAAGCCTTGGATACGTTTGCACGGTGGCAGACGGCCATTTTGCTGACAGCCCGTCATGGCGCGGATATGCAATGAACCCAGCCCGCGCGTGGCTGCTGGCAATCCTCCGCGCACTGGCACAGGTGCAGCCATGACCAAACCAAAGCCAAAATATCACCGCTGCAAAAAGTGCCGCGAATTGGTGATTGATCCGATCAACTGCGCCAACTGCGCGAATAAAAACCCGCTAAGCGCATCCGGCATGATCCAGGTGACAACTGGAAAGCGCGGAAGGCCGACGATTGATGTGCAGGAAGGCAACCGCAAAGAATACTTTGGCGATCACGAATGACCATCAGTGAACCTGTAACGATTGCTTACAGGTTCACTCACACGCCGCGTCAAGCTGACGGATAAGCCGCGCGCCTGTCACCACCGACCGATCCCCACCATCAGCTGCCAGAGCCGCCGCATGTTGCGTCCGCGCCGCATCGGTCCCGTCGCAAATCGCCCGCTCACTGACCGCGCTCACGCAACCAGTCCCGAAGCAAAGCGGGATCATCATTGCCAGTATCCGCATCATCGATCTTCCTTCGTGTTTTTGCATACCGTTCCGCCGCCTGTAACGCCGCCTCACGCCGCGCCTCGCGCTTTGCCAGCCCCCACACAGCCAAGAACGCCAGAAGGCCCGCCAGCGCCAAGCCAGCAGCCCTGCGGATGGGTGATAGGATTAGTGTCAGCATTGCGTCACAAGCCCTTTCATGGCATATTCAGTGCGTCCCCGTCCGTTGATCCGTGGCGGGTTAGCAAGTCCGGTGTAACTGCGTAGCGGGCGCACTGGGGTCATTGTCTGGGGTCCAATCTGGATAGGCTAACGGATCGCCAGTTATTTTTTGCCCCATTTTGCAAACACCGCACCAGTGAACAGCGCCGAACCCGCCAGACCCACAGCAGCGGTTTCCAGACTGATCTGGATCACCTGCGCGGCGGCGTCATAGGTGACACCCGGCAGCGTCCCGAGGATGGGCGCGACGAAATACAGCACGAGGCGGATATAGACGGGGTTCATTTTCTTAGCCCTTTCACTTGGTGACATGTTTGACGGCCCACATAACCGCCTGCTCTGCGTTGGTGATCGCCAACGACAGTTCGCGGCTACCGCCGATTTCTTGGCACTTGGCGATGAAAGCCGCGCCAATGTCTTTTAGATCGACCATCTGCTTTTTTTCGGCATCGGTCAGGATGCGGTATGCGTGGCGCACGGCATTGTTCGCGGTGCGGTCATCGGATTGGCTTTGCACGGTATTGGTCATTTTCTCAGCCCTTTCAGGATTGCGAGGATTGCCGCGACGATCTGCGACCAGATCGACGGTTTGGTTAACACGACAGAGGCGACGTGTTCGGTTTTCGGGGTTTCTTTAACATCAACCGGATTTGCTGACAGTTTCGGCGCGGTTTCTGTCGCCAACGCCTTGCCAAACTCAATCGCATAGCTTGCAATCAGATCGGCCCGATCCGTTCCATTCACCACCCGCCGCGCGTTGCGGAAATCATCCGGCAGGTAGTCAGACAGCTTCTTTCCAGTGAACCAGCCCTCAGTGCAGCCGCGAACAAGGATGCGCGCGGCAATGTCGGGATTGAGTGCCGCCTCAGGATTGACGATCAGATCGACGCCCAGCTTTTTGCCTGCCTTGGCATAGTTGGCGCGCCCCGTGATCTGGACATAGCCGCGACCGCGATACAGATAGCCGTCGCCGTCCTTGTCCGGCGTGTTGCCCAGTGCCTTTGCCAGTTTGCCGGCGTCGTATTTGTCGAAATACCTGCGCCCGCCATATTCCGTGATCGGCTGCATAGTATCGTCGGTTTCATGGCGCGCGGTAGCCAGCAGATATGCGCGATGACCGATTGGCAGACCTTCCGATGCGGCTAGGATAGTCTCAATCCCGTTGACCTGCGCTTGCGACAGCGATCCACCAAATAGCTTTCGCGTGGCCTTCCAAAACTCTGCGTTCACTTGGCCCGCTCCTCGATAATGGTTTCGACTTTCACTAGACGCTTATCCATGGACGTTAGGCTGGTGATAATCTGATCCAGCTTTTCGTTCACAGGATCTGCTTTTGGTTCTGCCTTAGCCTGCCGCGCTGTGGTCAAAATCCACCAGATGATAAATCCAGACGGCCCAAGATTAACGAGAACAGCCGGAATATCAGCGGGGTTCATATCGCAGCGCCTCAACCATCAAGATCAAATGAAACGGCACAAACAGCACGGATGGGTAAACACCTATCACAAATTGACCGCCAGTGAAACTTGCGGAATATGCCAGCGCCGCGAATTGTATAGCCTGCACCGCAGCGCCTAGCGCAACGCGCCCAGCGGTGACAGGGCGTAGCAGCCCCGTGATAATCATCGCCGATGAAATAGACTGCACAGCAGCCCACCATACCGCAGGCCACTGGCAAGCCCATTCGCCCCATGTCTCAGGGCTAAAGCTATCCACCCCGAAGCCGGTTGATACCCAAAACAGCAGTCCGACCATCAGCAGCGCGCTTTCAATGCCCAACCACATCGGCCTGAAACGATCAAGCGATTGTGCCGTTAGCAGATCACGCCAGTCCACGCCGCGCCCCCATGACCATTAGATACGCGCCGCATCCTAGCATGAGCATAGGCCACCACCAAGGCCCGTAAAAGCAGCCTAACCATACCATGAGAGCATCCTCGATGCCGTCGCGCACGTCACCGCCTCGGCCAATGTCGCCATCCTCTTTTGCCAGCCAATAGGCCAGAGCCACGGCAAGGCCAGCAGCTAGGCCATACCAGCCCATAACTCCCGCCAGAGCCGCGCCGATCATGGCATGGCCTAGACCCTGCACAGCCCTATCATAGGCCCCGTGCAGCGGCCCTTGCTGATTAGACGGGGTGCGCAATTCTGCTAAGATGAGGCGAAGCATATTGCAAAGACCATGAAAATCGCCCCCACCAGCGTTGCAATGAAGTCGGCCAGTTCCGGCGTCCCATTGCCGCGCATGTCCCATGCTTCTTTGAAAACACCAGCGACAGCCGCCAAGACGATGCCCGCAACCGGATACCCCATCCATGCAGCCGATCCGGCGATGACTGCACCAGCCGCGACGTGCAGAAACTTGTCACGCATCGTCCTGCACCCGCGTCAGACTGCTTTCAGCCAGCGTCGCAATCCAATGGTCATATGGTGCCACACCATCTGCAAAGCTGGAGACCATGACGGCAAGCAACGGCACAGCTTCCGGTGGCGGATCGGCCATCATGGCGAGGAAGCCTTCCGTAACATCGGCGCGGCATCCCCAGTGCGTCACTGTCTCCAGCCCGTCAGCAGACAGAGGCACTGAGAAATTGCCACCGCCCCATCCCTGAGCCACGCCAAAGGCATCACCAGCCGCGCGATAGGCATCTGGCAGGATCAAAACTGCGCTTGTCATAGCGTCACCCCCGGAGTGTTACGGGCAATCAGGGCTTCCACCCGCGCGATTGTGGCAGCGTCAAGGTTCGGCCCGAAGCGCACCGCATGGCCGAAGTCTAGGCCGTTGAATGGAAGCGATGTGCCGCCTCGCCCGTAGATGTAGGCCGGATAGGCGAGGAAGTTGCCTGTGCCCTTATCCGCGACACCACTTGTTCCGGCAACTCCATTGCGCCGAATTGTAGATAGGTCGCCCGCAATATCATGTGTAGATGTTACAACCGCATAATTCGGTGCAGCTTGCACGATTTGCGCCGTTTGCAAAGCATCGGCAACCGCAGAGCCGCGCGATAAGCTGCTGTACCCGTTCACCGCACCAAGGGGTCCAGTATCTGGGCCGGATAGCATGTAAAATGTGCCTGCATTGGGGCCAGCCGATGCACTCAATTCAACAAGCATACCCCCCGTATCAACAAGTTTTTGCAGGCCCATGAAAATTTGTGCCTTATCCGTGTTCGGCGTGATTGTCGGCGTCACGTATGCGTCATCCACCCCGTCAGCTTGGACGTAGTAGCAGGTAGGAACGCCAGCTTCGGTGATATCGTATTGCAAGTTGACGCGCTGGTATGCGGTGGCGGTGGAGCCGTTTTCCAGTTGTGCGCCCCAGATGAAAGAGAAGTCACCCACAGTGGCGGTATAACCCCCAAGGATGCCTGATCTTACAGTGTTGCCAGATGTGATGCTGGCGGTAAGTGTCAGCTTCCACCAGCCGTTGCCTGCACTTTCGGATACCGCCCCAGACGAGCCAAGAATATAAGTGATTGCGCCCGTGTCTAAGTTTACTCGCGCAGCAACCAAGTTTGTCCCAAGTGTCTGGTTGCGAATAAGCAAAGCATTAGCCGATGTTGCGCCTGTGCCTTTCTTAAAGTAGGCTGACAACGTGACGCTTGTGCTGTTCACAACAATGTCTCGCGACACGTTGGGGGCAGCTCCTGTAACCTCAACTTTATCGGCGGTCAAATTTCCATCTGGAGCAATTTCAGCATTTGCCGTTACTGTCGCATTGGTCTTCCCCCAAACAGCATTATCAAACTGCTCGGTATACGTCAGCAAATTCCGCCGCCCCGTCTTGGGCATCCATCCGTAAACCCCGCGCTTGGCGTCCGAGATTGCTACTTCGTGATTTCCGTTGCCAGATTTGTCCCTGCGATAGCCGACACTCTGACCCGCCGCAGTCACAGGAATGGTCCCTGCGCGGTCCTGATACAGCGTGGTGATATCCCAAGGCTCGAAGGTGAAGCCGGGTTCGGACGCGCTAAAAAGTGTGCCAGCAAGTGATCCACTAGAGCCGCGACGCCTGCGCCGAATTGCATTTTTGTTCATGGTTATGCCCAGTGAACGAGATACACGTTTAGGCTATCAGATGTTCCGCCGCTAATGTTTGGCTTGAAATACCGATACGCCGATGACAACTCAACCTGACCCGCAGCCGTAAAGCTGATCGAGTTGCCGAGGTTGTCTTTGATAGCCGTATAGGTCGTTCCGTCATTTGAGCCTAGAAACGTGACGGTAGCACCGCCAAACGTGCCTGCCACCTGAATGGTAGATACAGCCATGGAAAACTCAGGCTCATAGCGCACAATGCTAGAGTTTGCCGCCGTAGTTTCCGCTGACCACGTTGCAATAATGCGGCGCGCGGCGGGGGATTGGGTAACAGTGAGGGTCATTAGTATCGTCCTTTCCACACGCGCAAATGCGCAAAATCAGGGTCATTCATCTTGCGGGCAATCACATCGCCCATGGCCGGATCGTCCAGTTTCAAGCCAGCTTCTTTTGCCCATTCCGCCCATAGCTTCATAGGCACAACGCCGATAAGCTTGCTTTCACCGAAGCTTTCGCGGCCTGCCGCGCGTAGCTGGCTTGCGTGGTTCAGGATCGGGTTGAAGTCGTGCGTCTCCTGCACTATCGCCTTCTGCCCGTCCAAAATCAACTGCTCCGATATCTTCGACATTAACAGCCTCAATTCTGCCCGCGTATTGATCAATATCCGCGCCAATCTCAAGCACATCATCGCGGCGATATTTTACGCCAGCCCAGTGGAAATTATCGCAGATCACTTTAACGCGCATTTTATCCCCCATGAAAAGAAGGGGCGTTTCCGCCCCTCCTATTATCAGACCGTTGCCGAGAACGGAGTAGCCTCGGTGCCGGTTGCAGCGCCGACCATATCGACAAACCACTTATCAGCGGCAATGTCGATCAGACGCACGCGCGTGCCAGCAAGACCGCCTGTCGTGGTGCCGTTCATGGTGATCGTGTCAGCCGTAGCGCCAGCCTCAAACATCACGGCGGTATCGCCAGCGTCTTGCGCAAGCAGAGCATTGCCGACCATCGTGTTGTTCGCATCAGGAACCTTGATCAAGTAGCTGTTGGAAGTGACGGTCGTGCCGACAATCACCTCAAACGAGCAACCGGAACCCGTAGCATCGGGCAGGGTCAAGGTCAGGCCAGCGGCTGCGTTAAGCACGATAGTCGTGCCAGCGTAGCCATCAGCCGTCAGCGTGGTCGATGCGGTCACAGTGTTGACCACGAAGTTAGGTTTGTATTCAGAAGCCATCTGTTGGCCCTCCCTTACGAAGTGGTGCAGTCAGCAATGAGGCCATGAGCGGCTTCATTGGCGCAAACAAGCGTCAGTTCGGTGATGACCTGACGTTTATCGTTGTCACCAGTTTTGGCGAGTTCCGAATTGAACGTCGGGCGCAGAACGCCGATCTTCCACATGTCATTTTGCATGACCCACACGTCACGCGAGCGGTTTTCGCGGGTCGGCTTGAACGTGACAGTTCCCCACGGGGTGACATACACAGCCATATGCTTGATCACCTTTTCGCCTTCGGCTTTGATGATCGAGTTCTGGTTGTTATTACCAGTGAAGCCCTGCGCGACCTGCATCTGGAAAGCCGACAGATACACGCTGTCCGGCGCGCCGCCTGCAACCCAGATCTGTTGCATCACGTTGTCAAAACGCGTTTGCGAGAACGCGGCTTGGGTGCCATCGGTGCGGGCATTGGTGCCATCGCCAGTCGGGTCAGAACCACCCGAACCCACGTCCGTATTGGTGTTGACCCAAGCGCCCGTGCCAGCCAGACGGCGGGCGACAGTGCCAGAACCTGCCACGCGGGCTTGGTTTGCAAACAGCGCCTTTTCAATGTCCTTCTTTTGCTCTTTGGCAATTTTCAGAACCTGATACGCCATTTCGCGCGCACGGCCAGCTTTATTCAGACCATCATCAGTACCGGGAATGGTCACGGCATTTTTGAAAATCTGAGTGTAGTTGCCCAGACGGGTGGTCGCGGTGCGGGCCTCCGGCGTGGTGTCGTCACCCTCAATGTGAGCGTTATCACCCGATGCGCGCAGGGCGTCGGTTTGCCATTCGTGCAACGTGTTGCTGGCCTTTGCCTTGGCGGTGGACGAGTAGAACGGGGTTTCTTCCGGCGAGATGTTATAGATCATGTCCGAAAGGTCTTCGCGAATGCCACGCATATCGTAGCTGTCGAAGGTATTTACAGGTTGTGCCATGGATCAATCCTTTTTGGCGATGAGGTCATTTGAACAACAGGCCAACAAAGTCCTCGACCTTGCCAGTTCGCTTTGCCTGTTGCAGTTGCTTTTGCCGATTGACGCCAACTTGATCAGCCGCACGGGCTACGGGCTTCACAGTGCGGGGTGCTTCCGGCGTTTTTTTCGCCATTGCCTTGCCAGCTTGAAGCGCGCGCCATTGCGCTGCGTCGTGTAGAACCTGAACCGCACGAGCGTCGGTAATTCCCGCTACTTCTTCCGCGCTAAATCCATACCCTTCAACAGCAGTTGATGCCAATTGCGCCTGCAACTCTTTCGCCTTCTGCGGGTCTGCAAAGGCCGGAATACGCTGCTTCAAGATTTCGGCTTGACCGCGCACAAACTCAGCGCGTTGCGCCAATTCCGCTTGCGAAGCCTGATCATGAATTGACCGCAGTTGCTCCTGTTGCGCGACATATGCCTTCATCTCGGCTTCATATCGTGCGCGATCCTGAATATACCCAATCGGGTCTTTTTCCAGCATCGCCATATCAGGTTCTGCGGGCGGCGCTTTGATGCCGCTCTGTTGAAGCTGGCTCACAACAGTAATCAGTTGTTGCCGTTCGGCCTGCAAGGTCTGGGCCAGCGTTTCGGCTTCTTTCTTCGCCGCAGCCGCTTGCTGCATACCTTGCTGAATGTAAGCCTGACCGGAATAGGATCGCTTAAGATCATCCAGCGTCACCGAAACCTCTTTGCCGTCAACTTTAACGGTGAAGAATTGCGGCTGCTCTTGATCGGCGCTTTCCGTTTCTGCTTCATCATCCGATGCGGTTTCATCCGTCGCATCATCGGGTTCGTCAACCGTTTCCGCCAAAACTTCGGGCGCGTCTTGCGTTACCTCGGTTTCCGTTTCTTCCGGCTGTTCTTCTGGTGCAAGCAAAAGCGCCGCAGCACTTTCCAAGCTGATTTCTTGCTCTGTCGTGTCAGTCACGGTCCAAAGTCCTTTTGCGTTTGTCCGCTATCGCCTTCGCGTCAATGCGCGATTGCAATTCGGATTTGATAAACTCAACAGCCTTCACCTTTTGGTGCGCTATTTCGATATCACTTATAGCAGAATTGGGATTAAAAAAAACCCCCGCCGCCGCATTGATAATTGATGCAAAAACAGCCTGCAACCCATCGTCAAGCAACAGCCTATTGGCGTCCATAGCGGTGCGGTCAATATCCACCTATCACCCCCATGCCATTGGTGGCTTGCTCTTGCTTCAACCGCGCCACGTCAATCGTGGCCCCGTATTTGCCAAGGATTTCCGCCACCTGAATTGCCAAGTCCTGCGCCATCTTATCGCGCTCCAGATCAATCTTGGCCGCGTCATTGATTGCAGTCAGTTGGTTTTTCTGCATGTCGGTCTGAACGCGCGCGGATACTTTCATTTGCTCTGCCTGCAAGAATGCGGCATTCGGGTCAGACTGACCGCCAATCTGCTGAGCCATCGCCGCCTCTTGCGCTTTCTGCGCCATAAGCGCGGCCTCCTTCTCTGCCGACATAGGTTCAAAGTAGCGATCCGCGTTATACACCCCGCCCAGCTTCAACAGATCGGCCAGAGTGTTGCGAATGTTCGTCATGGTCACAATGCCGTTGCCCGGCCCATATGCCTGCCAGATTTGGCTTTGCACCTGAAACGCTTGATTGAGGGCCATCACGCGTTCTTCCTGCCGCCCCGTGCCAAGGCCCACGTTTGCGATTACGTCCATGTCAGCGCCCCACGATGTAGGATCAACTGGAACAAACTCGCCATTCAGGCGCATCATGGCATTGGCGTCGGGATGCTGGCGGCATAGCTTGGCGATGCTCTCGAATAGCTGCCTCATCCCGCCTTCCGCCAATGTCCGAGCAATCAACTCAGAAACAGCGTTGCTAGTCTGATCGGCAAGCCGCACCCCCGCCGCCGTTTGGCTTTGCAGCGCGTCTGCATCCAAGCCCATGCCAGCACCTATGATGCCAGTCTTTTGCCGGATCGTATCATCGTAGAATTGCATGGCCGGAAGCGCAGCCGATGCCGCGTTTCCGATGCTGAATTCGCGGATCATGCCGGGGGCTTTGACGCGAACCACACGGCCAATCTCGTTGTTCAGCAGATCGTCAGCGTTAACCTGACCCTCGACCATCTCCACGCCGGGGTTGTTCGCCATGGCGATGCTATCCAGCAAGCCGCGCAGAAGCGATGTGCTGGCGTCCTGATCGTCAAGGATGATATCCGCCAGCGACCGCCCGAAGAAAGCATGAGGCTCAGGGTCAACCTCAAACACCGCAAACGGGTTGTAGTCGCAAAGCTCAGTGTCCAGAATGTGATACCCATCGCCCGCGCAGATGAACTTGTATTGCTTGGCTACGCCAGTGCCTTCAATATCCATCCGCATGTAGGCTTCGGTGATGATGATCTTCTGCATTGACGGATCAAGCGCGTTTTCGTCATCATTTTCATCCGCGAAATTGCTGCGCGCAAGTTGTTCTTCTTCCTCAGTGCCGCCAGACTTTGCACCTGCATAGGTCAGCACTTCATCAAGATCAAACCCCATGGCAACAAGATCACTCACCCGCCCTTCTGTGGAGTGACCGCATACATAGCAGTTGCGAATAGACGTTGCCGACCGATCAACAAAGAAATCTTCCGGCGCGACGTTTACAAACTTGATCTTGCCAGAAGTATTCTTTCGGCTGACCTTCATTTCGATTGAGCCGTTTTCTTCGACTTCTTGCTCAATTACTTCAACTTCAGGATCAAGAGCAATCGCGGTAGCTTGTTCAAACGTCAATCCGCTGTATTCGTCAAACTCCACATCGTCGGCTTCCTCATAAAAGACCTTGATAATGCCGACCTTTTTTATTAGCGCGTCATGAAACGCCCCGTGCAAAGCGGTAAACCCGTCGTTTTGCTCAAAGACATATTGAGCATAGGACGTGGCTTGTTCCGCAGCCTTTACAGTGTTTTGAGTGCGCGGGATAAACTCAACAGGCTTGTCAGTCTGCAAAAACACCCGCATGAGCGCGGGCTTCACGGCGCGGATGGTATCGCGAACCTTGGTCGCTACAACCTTGGATCGGCCTTCCTCGTGGGAAATGCCGACACGCCCGTTGAAATATTTCTGCGCCTTGATCCGATCTGGTGCGATTTCAGACTGGATAAACGCAACAGCATCACTGACGGATTGCGTCACGATGTTCTGGATGTTTGTCTTGGTCAGTTTTGCCATTATCGCGCCCCCGTAACCTCTTGCAATGCTGGCACACCGCCAAACAAACCAGACGCGGCAATCTGCTGCGCGACAAATTCATTCTGCGCCGCCGTTAAAGGCTGACCTTTCATTGCCTGCTCAATGTAATTCAATGCCGCCAAAGCTGATTTGCCTTTTTTCTCAGTTAGCGCCTTTGCAATGTCTGCAAAGATTTTTTGCTGTTGCGCCACTGTATACTCTTTAGTCTGTCCTGTAACTGCCTGAATAAGCGCCTTTGACGTGTTTACAGGCTCGCCCTGCATTGCGCTGCCAATGATGCCCGGCTCAGTAAGCGCGGTTACGTCAGCCTTGATACTCCCGCGAATGGCTGTCTTTGAATTGACGGCCATTGCCGCGCGCACTTGTGCAGACTGCGCGGCTTGGTCAATCTGCTTTAGAAGCGCATCGGCTTCTTTTCCCATAAGCGCCTTGATCTTTGCGCGGGCGTTTGCGCTAGACATATCAGTGACAGCCTTGACCACCTCGCGGGCGTCAATATTTGGGTCAGATGCAATAGCGCGCACATCGCCCATTGTCTTGTAAATTGCGCTGCGAAGCCCAGACTTTGCGGCTGCAAGTTGCGCCTGAGACGGGTTTTTGCCCAACTCAAGCCCAACGTCCTCAATCTCTGTTTTAGGATTGAGAATATTCCGCCCAAGATCAAAAGCCCGATCCTCGGCCAGTTTGTCACCGCCGATCTGGACTGCGGTTCCGTAGTCTGGCACAGCGGAAGCGGTAGCATCGCGCAACTGGCCAGCAAGCGAGTTATACCGCTGCCCTGTTCCGGTCAGCCGACCGAAAGCGTCGGTATTTGTCGGGGAATATGCCATCCGCTGCAAGGATTTCTTGATCTCGTCAAGCTGCTGGACGTTTGGCATTTCACGGTAAACCACCCGCCCATCATCCAACACTGTCGCCATGATCTGCTGATTAGTCACGCCATCGGCAAGCATTTGCGCGTTGGCTTCTTCAATCGCGCCCATCAAGTCTTTGTGCGGAATGCGAGACAGCACTTCCTCAATCGCGCGTCCTTGGCTGGATGCGTAATCAATTGGGGTGCTGTATGCCGCGCGGTATGCGTCACCCCGCGCAGGTGCGGTGCGGCGGGCAATGTCAGCAACGGCAGTTTTTGGGCCAAGAGGTGCCGGACCTAGCGCCGCGTCAAGTCCAGTATCGAGAGCCTCATTCGTGCGGATCATGCGGCCTTCGATTTCATTGCGCGCAATGGTGCCAGCCTGACCGCCAGTTGATGCCGCAGCGTCAAGCAAAGCCTGCGCCGCAAATCCAGCATCCGCCACCATGCCCTCGTCACCTGCGCGCAAAATAGCGTCTCGCGCCGCGTTGAAATCACCGCCTTGATCGAAAGTATTGCGAATTACCGTTGCGGCTTCTCTTGATACGCCAAACTGTCGGGCGATCCCGTCGATATCGCTGCGGTTAAACATGCCCGCTACATTGCGCGCACCCTTGGCTACAAGAGGCATAGCCCCGCCAAGAAGTCCGCCAAGCGCACCGCCGACAGCCGCGCCCTGACCCGCACCTGCGGCCCTTGACGCCGCGTCTGTGCCAGTGCCAGCCCCGTAGATACCGCCCTCCACAGCGCCACCAGTGGCCCCAGCAAGCAACCACCTCGCCATGGCTGGCAATGTTCGCATACCGACAGGCCCTGCAATGGCTGATACCACGCGCGCAGGAGTTGCCGCGATAGTTGCGGCCGTGCCAAGCGCGGAACCGCCAAGCCCAAGCGCCATAGACTTGTTAGGGTTTTGCCGCTGATATGCTTCTGATATCGCGCGCTGATAATCCTGCGCTTGCTGACCGCCGATAAGGCCGGACAATTCATCGGCATAAGACCCAATGAACGGAAGACCCTCGTTAAACTTGGTCAGCGGTGCCAATCCAGTAGGTGCACCGGATAGCAGGATTTCATCCGCAGCAGCTTGGTTTAGCGGTGCAGCCCGTGCTACAGCGCCCTCAATGCCACCTTGTGCCGCAGACCGTTCCGCCATGATCTGCGCGGGGTTTGCGCGCCGTGCCTTGGCCGCCGCTACAGCCGCAGCTTGAGCCTCAGTCAATCCACCATTTGCCGCGCGGCGGGCTTTTGCGGCTGCAATCGCGGCTTCCTGTTCTGGCGTCATTGGAACGCTGCCTTTTCTTCGGGCGTCATAACGGCCCAATCTTCAGGGTCAACTCCGGCAGGGACAGTAGCCGTTGCGCCCATAGCGCCATTTGCAAATTCAGCAAGTGGGTTTCCTAGCGCGTTATATTCATTAAACGCCTGATCTTGTGTAATCTGACCAAGCTGCAATGCCCGTGCGATTTGTCCACGCTTAACGTCATATTCCGCCACTGCGCGCATAGTGGCGATGATTTTTTGGTTGCCTCCGGGCGTATTGATGATTTGCGGCAAGCTTTGCTTAAATAGCGCCAAGTCAGCATCGGACATGGTGCCAGAACCCGGTGGACGCTGCTGCGGGACAAGTTGATTAATCATAGCATTTGCAACTTCCAAGTCAGATGCACCATCCGTCTTGATGCCAAGGCCAGAAGCAAAGTTAGCCAAGGCCCCAGCCGCACCCTGAGGCGAATTTGACAATGCTGTTTCCAAAGTTAAAATTGTCCCAAGATTTCTTTGCGCGATTGCGCCTTGTGCCGCAATATCAGCAGCCTCTTGCGCCAGAACTTCACCAGTTTTCTTGGCAAAAGCATTTTCCCCAGCGCCCACATTGACCGTAGTTCCCGCTGGCGCTAGGCCCGCAATACCAGCCTTGTATGCCTCAGGCGTAATCAGGCCAGCCCGATAATCAGCCTCAAGCTTACCTGCGGCAGACATAGGCTCAACTTTTGGTTTTGGCTGCATGGCAATGCCGGCCGCATCTCGACCGCCCAGCGCGCCGCTTTCCACAGCAGCCGCAAGATCATCTCGCCCTTGCGACCGAAGCCAAGCAGCCGTGCGGTTGATTTCCGTCGCGGCCTTCTTTTCATCCGCACGCGACTTGATGCCTTCCGCCTGCGTCTGGATCAATGCTTGGTTAGGGTTTAGCGTCATGCCTTCCAAGGCAATCGCCAGCCGCGCCCGCTTGTCAGGATCAGCAAGCGCCCCGCCGAATAGATTATTCCAGATCGACGGGGCTTGCTCTTGCTGACCGCCCATCGTTGACATGGTTACATTGCCGCCAGCCATACCGCCGCCCCCCGTGTTCATATCGCCATTCGGCAAAAAGCTGACAGTCGGCCCCTTGCCAAGCGCCGCCATCGTCTCCGCGCCAATCATTGCGCCCTCGCTGATCGGAAGGCCCGTAGCAATGGCGCGCAGCTTGTCTGCATACTGCGGGTCCGTTGCATATCCAGATGAACCCATGGCGTTGATTTGACCGCCCAGCGTAGTTTCAGCCAAAACCCCACGATATCGCGGGTTATCAAGCAAAAACTGCGCATAATCAGCCGCGCTTTGGCCGGGGTCCGAGTATGTGCGGAAACTGTCATTAACGCGCGTAGGCTGACCGTTGTAAACCTCAGTGGTCGCCATGGTCGCGCCACCTTGCTTGCCGTGCGATTTGACCCCGAAGTAGTTATTGTTCGGCGCTGATTGCCCGTATCCAGTTTCAAGTGCCGATTGGGCAATAACCAATCGAGGATCAAGGCCAGTTTTCTTGCCGACCGCGATAGCATACGGCAGCATCATGTTTACAAAGTCAGACTGCCTATCGCCCATTTACAGCCCCAACAGCGCGCCGAAGATGTTGAACAGCCCCGGCGACTGCGATGTTTTCTGCGTTGATCCGCCACCTTGAGGAATGCCACCAACAGCCGCAAGAGGCCCACTCAGCGATGCCTGCGGCGCTCCAGTATAACCGCCATACTGAGCCTTGGCAGCATCGATAAGCGCCTGTTGCAGCGCCTGCTGCTGCGCCCCTTGCGCGCCCTGCGTTTGGCCGATCTGCTGACCAAATCCAAAGCCAAGATTTGCCAGATTGCCAAGCTGCCCAGCGCCTTGCAGCATTGTATTCTGCTGATTTTGCGCCGCACCTAGCGCGGTGTTAAAGCCCTGCATGTTCAGGTTAGACGCCATTTGCCCAGCCTGATCCAAGAATGCGCGGTTTGTCTCAGCCTCGGCCACACCATGCCGCGATCCGCCGAATGCACCAGCTTGCCGCGCCTGCGCGCCGATATCATTGACACCCATCTGCCGTGCGCGGTTCAGTGCATCAAGCGACGTGCCGACAACCTGCTGAGTATATGGGTTTTGAAATGCCGCAATGTTAGGCCCGCCCATCGCGGCAGCGGTGCCGCCCAGCGCGCCTTGATACGCGCCAGCCGATTGTTGATACACGTTTGCGGGTTGTTGCGGAGTGCCGCCGCCTGCGCCTGCCATGCTATTTGCCCTTCACGAAATTGCCAATGGTTGACAGCAGCCCGTCGCCTTTTGCGCCCTTGCCGCCACCGTCAAAGATATCCAGCAGGCTGGTATATCCGCCAAGTTTAATCCCTCCACCAGACGCAGGCGCATTTGAATATCTGCCGAAATTGCGATCTGCTGCACCTCCGCGCGCCATGTTCGCGGCAATTGGAGCGGTAGGAATTGCTGGCATTGGCGTAGGGGCGACACCAGCCATCATTCCAGTTTGCGGGTTGATAAACATCGCGTCAATAGCCGCAGCCTGCCCCGGACGTGCGGCCCGAAGCGCCGCTAGGGCTTGGTCAAACATGCCGCCCGATGAATATCCCTGCACCCCGCCTGCGAAGGTTTGTGGCGCGGGCATGCCGTTACCAGCAGCGCTTGGCAGGCCGAAAGCGTTCGCAGCCTGTCCGGTATTGGCAAATGCTGCATCCTGCATTGGCGTAAACGCGGCCACATCAGCGCCATAATACGGCGTATAGCCGATCTGTGCTGCCTGATTGGCGCGGTCAATGTTTTGTTGTGCCGCAGTTTTTACCCACTCAGGGATTTGCGTCGTAGTTTTCTGCCCGCCGCCGAGAATGCCACCCATCAAATAGCCCTTTCCATCGCAATCATTGTCTGCTTCCATCCATGCTTGGGCAAAACCCTAGCCCACCCAATGCGACCAGCCATTGTCATTGATGTGCATTTCTGCGCTCTGCCCCAATCGGAAGCGGCGTCGAGCATGTCGGTTAGCTGATCCATATCGCCAGCGGCTAAAAGGACGTGCAAAACTTGCTTGCGAGGATAGCGCAAAATCTGCGTGATTGCTACCCCCTTAGGTGCAGGCCAAATCTGCATTTCACCCGATAAAACGCCGTCAACAATATCTTCAAATCCGTGCGTTCCGCCGTTGTATTCCAATGCGTCATTGATCCAATCCTGATAGTCCAGAATGTTAATCACTGCCTGATCCTTGTGATGGAAAGCGTGACAGAAGGCGTAGCAGGCGCAGGCGATGCAGCCGCGATTGCCTTCAATGATCCGCTTGTGCTGTCAGTTGCCCACATGGCTTGCAGATAATCTCCAGCCGCAAAATTGAATATAGACGTTCTGCTGACAACAATAGTTGACCCATTGGAGTGCAGCGTGTTCGCCATTGTTGATCCGGCGATATCAACACCATTCACGCGCGGCCAAAATTTGAACGTCACGGCGCTTGCAGATGTGCTGTAAATCTGCGCCGAGAATGCCAGCATATACTGTCCCGCCTCGGTGAATGTCACCTGAGTTGCTGGCGATCCTGCCAGCGTAATCCCACTAGCGGCAGCGGGCGTATCCCACTCAATCGGATATGCGGTATTGGCAACAGCAGCCGTTATATCCGCATCCTGCGACAGAACGGCATAGCCATCCGCCAAGACGATCTGCCGCCATGATCCGTCCTTGGATACAACTGGGTATCCATTTGTTTCATCCCAAAGAAGGATGCCGTTTTCAGCAGCGGTGTCATTTGTGTTTTTGAATTGCAGGTTGGGCCAGAAACGGCGAAGCGCGGCGTTGAGTTGCCGCGCCCATTGCGTCCAGTCTGGGCCAATAGGTGGCGGGTTGAATTGGCTCACCGCCTGCCCCCCGGAATAACCTCAACACGCTGCACCCCTACGCGCCAATCGCTTGCCGCGGCCTCCTCAATTCGCATTGACACCTGGCGTCCAGCAAATCGCACATTCGTCGGGTTTGCCATGTCATAAGGCCCGTATTCCCGCTCAGTATCATTCGGATGAAACCGCGCCTTGAATGTAGCTGTTACGCTGCCTTGCGTCTTTTCGTCAGGGATTAACTCCATGACGTTCATGACCTGATCCCCAGCGCCAAGAGACACAGGGCCAGACTGCGCGAATACATCGCCATCCCGCGCGTCTCCGATCTCGTGGTTATACGCAATGCCAGCAGGCGAAAACCAGATCGGATTACGGAAAACGCCCCGATCAATGCCGCAAGTGCGCGCCAATGACCCCACAGCCCAGTGGTTTTCCTTGTAGTTATAGACCACATAGCGGCTGCATTCAGTCCCATCCGCCGCAGGATAAAACCACCAGATTTCCCCATACTGCGCGTTTGGCACAGCAAAAATCAGGCTTTGTTGCGCGCGGTTCATTTCGGTGAAAACGTAGTCGGATACCTCGCACTGTATATCTTCCACCACGTTGCCAGCGTATCGAAAGAATGACCGCTGCCCCATCCAGAATGCGCCTGCGTCCACAACCGCAACAGCCTTGCGAGACACAAGCCCGCAAGCCGATCCTACGCGGTCAAAGCCATAGACAAACGGCGGGCCGAGATACGTTGCCGAATGCGCGTCCAGATCGGTGATAACCAGAGTTTGCCCGCGCGTCCGAACACCCGCCATGATCTGCCCGGATGTTTGCAATTCAAACTCGCCAGCCTCGTTTGTCGCCGCTGCGGTCCATACCGTGTTATCCTCCACGTCAGACCATTTGACCAAACGCGGGTTGCCACTTGCCCCAAGCGCAAATAGCACCCGCTCAGCCGTTACGACAAGGCCAAGGCACGACGTTGGCGCATTGGTGATAGCTACAGCATCATTGGCAGTGTTCAGTTGCCACTCATACAGCTTGCCGTCATCCGGTGAACACGCCACCAGATACTCGCCCCAGTTATCAAGGCTCCACGTTGTAGCCTCGTCATAGGTCGTAGATGCCACGCGGACAGTGCCATAGGTTCCGACGCCGTAGAACCCGCCCCCGTATCCCGTGTTTACCGTAGACGTTGCCGATCCAGCCGTGAAACCCGCAGGCGTGATATCCGTCACCGTGCCGCTGGCGCTAATGGCAAACAGCTTTTCGTAAGTTCCAGCAGCAAGCCATCGATCACCAGCCAAGTCCTGCCATGCAAGTGCGCCGCGAATAGGCTTGTCGGTAATGGTTCCGCGCGTTAGCCATCCGCCCACTGGCCGGATCGTGCCTTCCGTCCAGCGCACAAGGCTTGCATCATACCATCTGCCAGCCGATTGAAACTCGGTGCCGTTTTTGTAAACCCCCGGCGGAATGGCAAGCTGAATAAGCGCCATTACCGAAGCTCCGCCCAATACTCGATAACGCCAGCCGTGGTGTTGGACGTTTGAACAACAGAATAAGTTGACCCAGCAGGGACAACGGCAGAAACGGCAAGGCTGATATCCGAGCTATCTGGATTTCCTGCCTCTTTTTGCACGACAACCCCGTCAATTGTAAGCGTCAAGGTGGCGGAAGCGTTGCCCCATGCCACAGTAACGGAAACGAAGATAGCGCGGCCCGTCGAATTGGTGTATGTCGTTGACAGCGCGCGAGACGCCTTCACATCCTGCCACGTCTGCCCAGCGCCAAACCCAGCCGTCGCAATTGTCGGATTGCCAGATACGCCATCGCCATTCGTGACAGTAACGCCCTGACCCGCAGTGATGGTCCTAGCTGATACGGTGCCAGCCCCAGTGCGCGCCACCATGCCCGCCGATGCCAGACCAGCTAGCGCCGTCAGATCAGCGTCAAGCGGCTGCTTTGCGTCAAGTTGGGTTTGAATGGCGCTAGTGACGCCGTCAACGTAGTTCAACTCGGTGACAGTTAGCGTTGCGCCGTCAAGAATGTTCAATTCCGCCGCCGTAGCGGTAACGCCGTCGAGAATGTTCAACTCGGCTGCGGTTGCCGTAACCCCGTCAAGGATGTTCAATTCAGCCGCCGTGCTGGTGACTGCAACCCCTCCAACCTTCCACAGCCCAGCGTCAAGGTTTGGCTTGATTGCGGTGGTGCCGTCTAGCAGATCGTCCAGCAAGTCCAGATCGGTGTTTAGCTTGGTTCCCCAAGTGCTTTCGGATGCACCCACTTCTGGCTTGGTTAGGCCATATGTCGTCGTTGTCGTGTCGGCCATATCAATTCCCCATCATACTAGGTTGCCAATCAAAGGCGTCGCGTTCAGTCTTGAAAAGCGGTGATTTGTAGACACGCGACCGAATATTGCGCTTCCACGGTTCATTGTCCCATTGGCATTCAGGATACGAAAAATCAACAGACACAAACGCGCGATACCCAGTTTCTCGCCGTGGCGTTCCATCATACAACGGGGAGTTTCTTAAGATTGTCCGCATATCATCCCCCCATCTTTGTTTTCATGCGCAACGGGCCGCTATACTTGGCCTTGTCGCTGGATGCCTGCAATTCGGCTATAGCCTGCCCATACAGCGCCTGCCACACTGGCACACGCGCATCGTCCTTGAGGTATGGCGCAGAGTGCAGCAGCGCACCATACAGATACACGTCTGGCGCGGCGATCAGTAGCCAATTGGTTGGCGAAACATCAGACAGCGCCGCGACCTTGGCAAAGTAAAGCAACTCGCCAGACGTAGCCGATCCGGGCGCGGGATAAACCTCAATCTGCCCCGCCGAATGCGTGAAGTATCGCGGCGTTCCCGATCCCTCTTCCAACGTTCGCAAATCCATCAATGCGGCATGGCTGACAAGTTCAATCTCGCCCAGCCCCGTGATTGCAAAGCGGATCGTCTCGGCCCAGTCAGACGGCAGGTTTTCCCGCGCAGCGTCCATGCTGATCGTGGCAATGGTCTCTTGGCTGAAATGCCGCAAAGTGCGGTTAAACACTGCCTCTGCCAGCGAAATGAACGTTGGCACAATGGCTGTCAAATCCTGACGGTTCAGGAAATCAGCAACCGCTGTCTTGAGTTCTGAATATGTCGTGATGCTCATTGATCTTCCTCGAAGTCTTTGCGCTCCCAAGCAATGCAAGACCGCAGATCATGGCAAATGAATTTCAGCTTAGTGCAATACCCACGATATCCCGCGCCGTTATCAAACCGGTTGAACGGGATTGCTTCCATCGCCTCTTTCCGCTCTGGCGTGTTGTCGTAATACTCGCAATTTCCGCAAGTGCGGCGTCGCGCTTCTCTCTCGTCAATAACCCATGCCTCGGCCAGTGACCGCCAGTAAGACGAGTTTGAGCCATCACGATTGTTTGGGACATCAGGACCAAGCATCCAGTTATCAATAGCGTTCTGCGTGTTGCGCTTGACCTCAGCAGCCGAAGGAATGGTCGGCTTATACATGCCGGAAACAGCATCCTCAATCTTCATTTCTTCTTGCCCTTACCTGCTTTCGACAATGCAATCGCAACGGCTTGTTTTTGCGGCTTTCCGGCGTCCATTTCCTTGCGGATATTGGCGCTGACGACCTTGGCAGACTTCCCAGACTTCAATGGCATGGCTAACCCCTATGGCTTGCCGCACCTTAGCACATCATGCGATGCCGCGCAAATTGCGCTTGATAGGCTTGCCCCAAGACCCATGCTTCGGTCTTAATGCGTCATAAACTGCAACCAACCCGAACCCATCGGCAGAGTGGCTGCTGTCGTCATGGTTAGGGCCAAGGCCGATGTTCCTAAACGTGTCAATTTTTTCGTGATACCAAGACAACGCGCCACGGCCCGCAATTGTCGTATCCTTGTTGAACCTAACGCGCGGCATGATAAGCCGCACAGCGTCAACACGCATCATCGCTGCGCCAAGCCCTTGGTTTGCAACTACCTCAGTTTTGAAGCCAGCTCCATCAAGGTATGACTTTGGAGTTATACTGAATACAACATCATGTTTTTTTCCATCGTGCGGCAAAACCATGATTGCATCACCATGGCCATTCTTTCGCATCCAATATACATGCGCGTCAAACGACTGCCCAACCGCCTCATAGTGGTCAATTACCCTGATTTCATCGCCAATAAACTGCACAACCCAAATGACAGTTGCATCGGATCGGCCAGATGTTCCGCCAATATCCATAAATCCATAACGCGTAACAAGGGGGTCCGGCGGGAAAAAACCAATACGCCCTTCTTGTTCTGCAACAATCATCGCTTTGGCGTAGTAAGCGCCAGCCAAAACGGTTGCATATTCACCATCCCATATGTTTGGGTATTTTTCAGGCTCATTGCGAAGGCAGTCTAGCCGCTCTTGCTCCAGAACCTTTGGGAACCATGGATTATGCTTCCAGTTGGCGTTAATGACGACTGATCCAGTTGGCGTCAGATCAGACCTAAGCATCTTATCAATTGGGTCTGTCGGCCTTTGTGGGTTCCATCCTGCCCAAATCTCAGAGAATGCCGATCCGCTTTCCCATCTGATTGTTGGTCTAAGCATCGACAGTGATCTGTCGGAGATAGTTTGCGCCTCTTCAATCCATGCGCGGTGGAAACCTTCTTTCGATTTAAAACTGTCCGCTGTGTGATCCTGCATCCCGTCAAACGTAAAAACTCCGTCATTCGGCGTTGCAATCACTTTTTCGTAAACACGAAACCCATCACGTTCGCCAAGGCCAAACTTTTTTAACTTGTCTTCGATTAGCAGTTTTGCGCTTTCCTTAAGCGACTTTTGCACCTCCCTGATGCAGGCAAATCTGATACCTTCTCCGTGGTCGCCCGGAAACCGCAGCGCGTCTTCGACTGCCATTTCCGCAAAGAAATGCGATTTTCCAGACCCACGCCCGCCCCATGCGCCCTTATATCGCGCGGGGTGAAGCAATGGCTCAAAAACTTCAGCCGTTCTGATCTGTAGCTTTGACAATGACGCGCTCAATTCTATGCTGGATAGGCCCACCACCTTCGCCAGTAATTGGCTGCACAGGCGCGCCAAGGCCCCGCGTTTCGCTATCAGTCAGCAGTTTCAGCATGGCGGCTTCGATCATCGCCAAAACGTCATCTGTCTGCGCTTGGTCAAGTTTCTCTTCAGTAGCGGACAGCAGCTTTGCCCTAATGCGAATAGCCGCCTCGGCGTTACGCAAAGCGGCTTCCGCTGTGGTTTGTTCAAGTTTCTTTTGCAATGAGGTTTTGCCCTTTGGGTTTCCGCTCTCGCCCTTCTGGAACCTAGTTTTAGGCGATGGGTTTGGGTTTCCGGGCTTTCCTTTTTTTTCCTGCATTTGGAAACTTACCACTTTTGCTAAGTGTCATCAAAAGGCTTGCTTTATGCGTCAATCCCTGACGCTGGGATTTGAATTATGCCACGTTTGCTTGTCGTGGGCAAGGTTGCCCATACTCCGGCAATCCAAACGCGATTGCTGCAACTGCCAGCGCGACCTTGCGCGGCGTTGGACGAGTTCCGGCGCGATACTCCGCCAAATGGGTTTGCGAAAGTCCGACAGTGGCAGCGAGTTGCTGCCACGTCAGTCCTTGCTGATTTTTGAACTGGTGCCAGTCTGCTGGGGTCACTTTGCGCAAATCTCAAGCGGAAACTTCAATCGCTTTGCGTCGGCAGTCGCCATTTTCACCATGTCGGAATAAATACCAGACCGCGCGACGCCATTGCGAATTTGATTGCCGTTGCGGATAGCATAGATAAAAACCTGATACGCTACGCCGCCGCATTCGTATTCGGGGCGGATCACCTTTTCGACTGTAACTTTGCTGGTCATGCCTGTCACTCCGTTTGTGGCTTGCGCCGTTTCCATACATAGACAATAGCCAATATTGATAACCAACACAAGAAAAAAATGCAAATATTGTGAAAATAGTTGCGCGGGCTTCGGGCGGAGTTATGTGGCCTCAGTTCCCGTTCCCGCGCTTCGGATGATTGACGGCAAAACATGCATCGCCACAACGTCCCCTCTATCCGATTAGGGCCAGTTTATAGCCGTGGTCGGGCTAGGCCGATTTCTCCACCAACTGATCGCATCGATACATCACGGTCACGTCAGGCTGTGCGGCTTGCACCTGTAGGCCAATGCCGTTGCCAGCGAGTTCACACATGGATTTGTCAAAAAACACGCCTACGGTGATGGTCTGGTCCATGGTGGACAGTTTCAGGATCAAAACCCATGTCATTTCATATCCTCCACCACATCGACCACGATAGACCGCAGCCAATCGGCAACGGTGCAGCCTTCTGGGATATCCTTGGCGATTTTGTCAATCTGACCGTGGGTAAACCCCTTGAACACATCGATCATGCTGCCGCGCTTGATGCCGTGGCGGAAAAACTCCACATCTGGGCGGTATAGCGACTTCTGCGGGATAGTGCCGCCGCTGAATTTCCATTCTTTGGCAATGCGGTTGATTAGCGTTGTCCCTACTCCATACTGCTTTGCCAGATCGGCGCGAGCCTCGCCTGCCATGATTGCCGCGAGAATGTCGCTCTTTTGCTCTGGGGTCAGCTTTTCCGGTCTGCCGATAAACAGCGGGACTTCCCCGCTATTTCTCATCCGGTCAACAATGGTGCGCGCCTGATTGTATGTGATGCCAGCTTGTTTTGCCGCACCGCCTACCGTTCCGCCGTTTTGCATGACTGAACGGATGATGGCCTCGACTGTCTCGATTTCTGTTATCATGTTCATGCTGCACCCGCAAAAAGATCACCCACTGATGCCTCGGCCTCTTTCAGGTTCTTATCTGCTTGCTTTGCATATTCCGGCTTCAACTCGAATCCCAGATAGCGCCGGAACATCTTGACTGCCTGATAGCCCGTTGATCCGATGCCATTGAAAGGGTCCATAACAACATCACCGGGCTTGGTGTAGAGCCGCAGGCAGTTCTCGATTGTGTCCAGTTGCAGCGGGCAGACATGGCGCTCGTCGTTGTCACCTTTCATGCGGTTCAGGACGTTGCCTTGCTGGATATTCATCCATATAGGCGATGCGAGTTTCTGCCACTCGTAAACGTCAAATTCCACATGCGGAAGAAGTGCTGCGATTTGATCGTCGGATGGGACGGACGATGCAAGCCCATTGCGGTGCATTTCGTGCAGCCATGCTTTAGCGATGCGGACGCCTTCTTTGGTATCGCCCGGCGCGCAATGCTCCACACGGTCAGGATTATCACCCGGCGCGCGGAAAAACAGCATGTAGTCAGGCATGCCGACGCGGTTCATCGTGCTGTCTTTGCGGATCTGCTTGTAAAGCAAACCAAGCGCCTTGGTGCGCTGCATCTCGACTACAGGGTCTTTCCAGATTGTCACGCGCCCGTGGTAGATCATGCCTGCATCGGTATGGGCCTTGATCAGGTCGCCTGAGAAGTCCTGCAGCCCGATAGCACCGTCCCTCCCCTTCCGCATCGGCAGATCAGTGCAGTGAACGCACGTCATGCGGCCGGGTTTCATGACGCGGGTCAGTGCTGCGGCGAAAAACGAGTATTGGTTGATGAACGCCTGACCGGTTCCGGCGTTGCCCAAATCCCTTTCGCTATCTGAATACACAAACAAATCCCCGAAAGGCGGGCTAAAAACCGCGCAATCGACAGACGATGCTGGCATGGCATACATACCCTCGATGCAATCGCTGTTATGGATTGCCCATCCTGCGCCATTATATTCCGGTTGTTTCATGCTGCATACTCCGATTTAAGCCACGCGGGAAACGCCAATTCTAGCGGGCGCTCATACTTCACGCGGCGGGTTGATGTTGATTGAGCCTGCGCCATAGCCTGCGACATGCGGCGCTTCATTTCGTCATGCTTCTTGGATTTCACGTTAATGATTTCCCAGATTGACGCCTCGGTGTCGCTGATTACAATGTCATTCCGCACAGTCTCGGACTGCCCGAAGCGATGCGACCGACGCACGGCTTGATAGTGTTGCTCGTAGCTAAAGCTGATCGATGCAAACACCGCATGCGCGCAATGCTGCCAGTTTACGCCGAACCCTGCCAGCTTTGGCTTGGTCACGATGACGCGATATTCTCCATCCGCAAAACCAAGCAATCTCCGCTCTTTTTCATCTGGGTCCAGATCACCTCGCACTTCGATTGCGCCGTCAATCATTTTGGCAAGCATGGTGCTTTCTTCGTTGGTTTCGCACCATACAGTCACGGGCTTATCGTGGCTCGCCAGCTCTGCTGCGAGTTCGCACCGCTGTTTGATGGTCAGGCGCTTTTCTTCGTGGAAACTGGTGGCGCTCATTTCTGGGATGCGGAACAGCATGCCTTGCGCGATGTTTTCCATGCGATCAGCTTCAACTGTATGGATGCGCCGATCAACATCTGGCAGGACGTATCCGGTATCATCCCCGCCAAGATCGGAAGGAAGCGTTGCGCATCGCGCCCATGATGCGACAAACTGCCAAAAGTCCTCTACAGCATGGCCTTTCAGCCGCCAGTCCTGCGATGCTGTAGCGGTATCGTTGATAAACCACTTTGACAGCATTTCCTGCTGGCGCATTACGCCAAGAAACTCTGCATGGTTTCCTAGTTCGGTGTGATCGTTTGGCGATGGTGTCGCGGTTGCTGCCAGTTTGTATGGCGTATCAGCAAATGCGTCTTGGATCATGACGCGCGTCTTGCTGGCGTATGATTTCATGATGCTGCTTTCGTCAAGGATAATCGCCCCGAAACTGGACGGGTCAAGCTTTGCAAGCCGTTCATAGTTTGCCACCATGACCCCTGCGCCGACTTGATCTTGCTCGCGGATTTGGCGCGCATCGATGTTAAACTTTTGACCCTCGCGCACCATCTGGCCTGCAACAGCAAGCGGCGTTAGGATCAGCGAAGGCTTGCCTGTTTCTTCGGCGCACTTGCGGGCAAATTCAAGTTCAATAAATGATTTTCCAAGGCCAGTATCGAGGAACGCAGCCGACTTGCCGCGTTCAAGCGCAAAGTTCAGGACTGCTATTTGATGCGCCTTTGCGAATTTGTTGATCGGGTGCGGATCAAAACCGGATTTCTGCGCGACTGGCGCGCGGGATGCGATGAATTTGCGATATTCCGCAAGCCTATTGCCCGCGTCCTGTTGATCGTGTAAATTCTGGTCAGACATTGGCGCTGTCTCCTTGCTGGTTTTGCGCTGATGTGGGGCGGATGTGTCAAGCGTCCGCCCCTTTTGTTTATCATGCCACAAGATTGCGTCAACGCATTAATTGATCAACACCAATGATATTCTGATCCACTGTCCTGCCTGCACGATGTAGCGCTCCCATTGCAGCCTCGGCGGGCTTTCCATGCGGGACACGTCCTTGCCAGCCTTTTGCACGGATGACATGCGCCACCATGTCAACGCTGATGCCAGTGCCGTCTGCAATCTCGGAATAGCTGCAATCCCATTCGCGCGGGTTTGCATAGGCCCAGATGCGATAGGCAAGAGCTTCCATGTGTGGGGTCATTTGCGGGCCTCCAGCATGGCGTCGGCTATGCAATAGGCCCAATTCGCTGCCACGCGTGCGTTTTGTTCAACCGTTGCGTCATTATTAAAGCTTTGCACACCCGCCGCAACAATGGCATGCCCAGCAAACCAGTCGCGCATAGTCATTCCTGCGGTGTATGCAATTGTATCTTGGTCGCCAATTGAAACGCTACCAGATGGGAATGCTTGACCGCCGTTGTTTTGTTCAGTCATCTCGCAATCTCCATATCAATTTCAAACGGCGGGCGCGGCAGCGAGATCGGCACAGGCTTTGCCAAATGCCCTAACTCGTTGCGGCTTTTTTTAAACACGGTCAACACGTCGCGCTGTGACGCTGGCGGCAGAGGCGTTGCCGATGTTTCGCATGGGTTGTAATCCACAAAGGCCAGCCCATGATCCTTGGCATAGGCGCGCACGGTCGAACGCAGGACGCCCATGGCTGCGGCGGTTTCTGCCGTAGTCAGTCCTTGATCGGCATGGCCCTGATAGACCGCCATCACTTCCGGCTTTGGCCCTGATTTGCGCACTTCCATCATTCCACCCCATACATGACGCGGTGGCTGCGGGTGCCGCTTCCGACATTCCATGATTTGATTTTGCCAGCTACTAGCAGCTTTTCCAACGCGAAGTTGATATCGTCGGAATGCACCTGCATACGCTGACGCAACTCGGACATGGACGCGTCACCATCGCGCAGCATCCGCGATATGCGGTCTGCTATAGTGTTAATGCGGTCAGCCTGCGCGGATGCGGTCAGCTTGCTGTTGCAGATCACATGGGGCCGGTGGCCTTCGGAGTGCGCGCGGTTGCTCATGTGATCCGCTAGCATCTGTTCGTGGTATGGCGTGACCATAGACGGGATGCGGTATGCGTTGGCTACGATGACTTGATCAATGGTCATTCCACTTCACCCCGGGCAATACGGGCCATGCGGCGCACTGTGCCGTTGGCGTTTGGGGTTTCGCATGCGGCGATGCGGTTGAGGCGCTCTTGCAGAATGTGGGCCATGCGCGCCTTGTCTTTGTATTGGTCCCTGCACCATTCGTAGGAAATGCGGTGGCAATACCCATCGGCCCATCCTTGGCGCGCGTCATGCCTCGCTCGCGTCAATGCCCCTCCGCTGATCAAGTCGGCAATCTTTTCGCGCAGGGTCATTCCGCCAGCTCGATCTTGATTTGCAGACCATCTGGCGAGGTGTAGACGCCCGGAACGTGCTGGCCGTCGCGGGTGGGGAAGGTGACACTAAGTTTGTAGTTTATGCCGTATTCAGATGTGGAAGGGTGCAGGCTGTGATAAATTGGACCGACACCATGCATCACAACCTTACCAATCACGGGCTTGTGCTGGACGCGGTAGATAGTCGATGCGTCCCAGATTGGCGTAACCACAATCCGCCAGATTTTGCCATCATCGCGCTCAATCACCTCACCACGATGATGCGCCAACATCAGCGCTCCCTTGGTGGCGTCGTCCAGTTCCCCGAAAGGCTTGTCGATTTTCGTCAGGTCCATGTCGTGTCTCCTTGCTTGGATGGTTTACAGTTGCACGGGTTTTGCGTTGATGCAAGAGATATCACATGCGCTTAGGTGAAAATCCAGCATAACGCAAAATGTCAGCGGCGCGTTCTGCGCTGATCCGTTTGCGCGGCGGTTCAGGTTCAGCATCTCGCTTGCGCGCAACGACAAACAATCTCCGAGCATCCACTATCTTCGCCAAGATATGGCCCTCGTTTGGCATGTGCTTCGGATCGGCCAAGACAGCCGCGCGGCAAGCTGCCTTGATCTCCTCCAGAGGATAATCCTGCAAGGCATCCATCCAGTCCAGCAACAGCCGATCTTGCGCCATGCTCCCCCGGTCACGATCCCAACCGAAACGGTCGTATTTCTTCGCCAGCACTTCCAGTTCCACCGCAATCATCGCCCGATGCCTGCCCAACTCCTGCGAGCCTAAGAATGTTCGCAAGGGCAGGGTCAACCCCGTTGCCGCGTCCTTGTGCTGACCCGTGATTGTCAAATCCGTCATTTCGTTTCCCGTTTTGCTTATAGGATGGCGCGCGTTCCATCGCCGCCCTGATCCAGTTTCGCCATGTTGCCAGCCAGTCCAGCTTGGCCGCAGATGCGCCAGCCTTTGCCGTCCAGTAGTCGCGGAATTTGTCTGCCTCTGACCTGATCAGATCGACGCTGCATCCCTCTGATACGGCCCATTCGCCCCATTCCTTCGGGAGAAACCAATCCGGCGAAAGTCGCGATGCGCGAGTTTTTTGTGGAGAAGCTTTAGCTTCTACCTCTTCACCTTCTTTCACCCTTATTACACCCTTATTATAGTTTGCGTCGGACGTGCGTCGGACGTGCGTCGGTCCTGCGTCGGCTACTTGCGGCGAGTTCTGAAATTTGTCGTAGTTGCATATACTTATGACGGTCACACCTGCGTCGGTTTTTGACGTAATCATTCCGAGTTTTTTTAGGCGTTCTAGGTATCTGCGAACCTTGCTATCGGTCCAGCCCCACGCTTTCGCGGAAAATCTAGATGACATTGCAAGATCGCCGCGCGACAAAGTGACGACAAAATCACCGACGCGCTTTGTCCTGTCCATCCACGAGGCTTCGCAGATCATCCATATCCAAGCCTCGCGTTCCGAGAACGGGCATGGGGCGAAAGCGGTGCTTTCCCAAATCTGCCGACTGATGTTTATTGTTCCGCTCATCTAGCCCTCACTCGGGCAGGGTCTTGCTAACAGCCCCCCGGCGTGTTAGATTTTCCCTGCGTTTTACACCGCCACAATAGCCGCTACCCACGGCAAAAGCAAGGCCGCGCCCGAAAAGCGCGGCTTTGTTCATTTCATAGCCTTGTCCTGCATCGCCCTGATATGCGCGCGATACGCCGCCCAGTCTGCAAACCCATGCAGCCGCGCCGCATGGTTCTCGGCAGTCTCGCGTCGGCATTTCTCACCTTCTTCGATGATTGCCGCGCGTTCATCCACAATGTCGATCAGGATGCTGATTTCCATTTCCGCACCCCGTTTAACACTGACGTATGGTCGCGGTTCATAGCTCGACCGATTTCAGTTGCCGTAAATCCACCATCAGAAGCCATGCCAAAGCACTCGTGCCTAGCCCTGACAATGTTGGCGTATCTGCTAGGCCCAAGTATATCGGCGTGTGATAGGCCATGCGCCTGCGCCACGGTGTCAACTATTGCCATTATTTCGGCGCGCGTATCCGGTGGCGATTTATGCGCTACTGTGATCGGTGACAGCCTGCCCATCGCCGCGCGTAGGTCTAGCACCTGAGCCTCTAGCCGCGCGACACGACGCCGCAGAGCTTCCATTTCATTGGTCACGATGTTCATGTGATCTGCCCTGCAAGGTGCATACCTCGCGCACCGATCACGGCTAACGCAGCCTCGGCGGTTTCCACCTTGGCGACGGACCCTTTCCACCCATCATGCCAATCCTTCTGCGCGGGATTAAGCTGGCGGTCTGATGCAGCGGCTTTCCAGTCCTTAACCTCAATCAGGAAGTTAGCCCCTCGAAAACCAACCAGCAAGTCAGGGCATCCCGCACCGACTGTGTGGAGTGTCTGCACCGTTGCACCAGCCGCGCGAAGGGCATGGACTATCTCGGATTGGTTACGGTCAACTTTGGCATCGCGCCTCATGGCTGCACCGCCTTGGCCGCTGCAAAAAACTGCGCCAGAGCCTTTGCCATAACTTCGCACATGGCTTTTTGTAGTGCAGGATAGCGCAATGTATCGGTATTGCACATGATAGCAATCTGCCCTGCAAATCTGCCGTCATCTTCGTGAATGTGGACAGACCCGCCAACAACGCTAGAATACGCTCCAACTTTGACTTTCATCAGATCAATCCCTTGTCTAACGCAAGCCATTCCGGCAGCGTCACAGTTTCAATCCCAGACAACCCTGATGGCTCAATCTCGATTTGAGAAAGCGGAAGCCACACGGCGTCTTCTTTGTTGCCCGTGTGGACCAGAACCGCTCTTGATGTTCTGGCCGTCACTTCAACATCAATATCAATGATGTTAGATTTCATTTCAGCACCGCCTTGGCCTCTGCGAGGGCGGCGCGCAGGCTCAAGACACGATCTGACTGCCCCAGCGGAGGCAACATGGTCGCAATGCCATCGCACAGGTGCGTTGCCGCCTCCACCAGCCGCGCAATCACCTCGTCGCGGGGGTCTGTTGGCGTGTCATACCCAGCGTCCCGCATCGCTAATACCTTCACCTGCGCGGGGACGGCGGCAAGGTCAGCGCGGATGTATTCGGTGTCGTTGTCATCAATTCTGTGCTGGCACCAAGTAACTTCCGATGCTGCGTCAAAATCTCCATTGTCTTGGAGCCAAATGCGTTCCGGTGCGGTCGTAATCGGCTCTGCGCCCCAATGAGGCGGGGTCAGATCGTCAATCATTTGTATTGTCCTTCTGAATTATGGCGAGAATGACCGCAACGGGGCCGTCTGCTTCATCATCTGTATTCGGGTATCCGACATGGACCAGCTTATCCGCTGCCTCTCTCATCGCGGCCTCACGGATCGCGGCGGGGTCGATGACGGGCATAGCCTGCAACAGTTGGTCAATATCCCATTTTTCAAGCTCGCTACCTGAATTGGTGATATACTCTCTCACTGCCTCAATCGCGGCATCGCGCGGGATCAGGTCAGTCATTTTTTACCCCCTCAGAAAAGATCACCTTGACCGCTTGGCGCGCTTGGCTTTCCAGATCGGCGCGGCGCGGGTTGAATTTGTTTGTCGTCACGATCTGCGACCGCAGGCTTTGCAGCCGCTGGAACGCCTGTTGCCCCGTCTCTGCGCGCAACTGCATCTGACTCATGGTCACGGCAGTAGGACAGGCGACCGCGCTTGTCTGGCGCGAGTTTGGTGTAAAGCCCCGGCAGTCGGATTGCCAAAGGCGTTTCCACGCCGCAACGATAGCATTTCCCCATATCATGTCCCACGCCCCCATTTCAGCCAGTTAACGGTAACTTCGCCAAAGTAGATTGCCGCACTGTCCATCTTCATTGCATCGAATACCAACGCGATAGGGAATGTGATAAGAGCCACGGCCATTGAAAAAATGATTTTCATCGTTCTAATGATGCGCATCACAAGCCCCCCTTGCGTAACTTGGCAATCTCGCGCTCCATATTATCGGTGCGGGTTCTGATGTTAGCCGCCAAACATACAAGCGCGGCCCGAGCCTCCGCCATGGCGGCATCAAATCGCACAATCTCTTGCTGCTGATGGTTTTCCCCATCAACAAACGCGCGCATTCGTGCTATAGTTTTCACCGATGGCGTAACATTTGCATGCATAAAATTGAACACCGCACGTGGTGACACCCCAGTTCCAGCGGCGATTTCCGGCAGGGTAAACTTAGCCAGCTCTGCCCTGATTTCTTCGACTGTCATTTTGCACTTTCCTTGCCATTTGCTCTTGCATAATGCCGCGAGTTTGGTATGGTGTCAAGGCCAAGCAAGGAGCAAAACCAATGACAGACATCAACGCAACAGAGGCAGAATTACGCCAGTTTATCGAGCGGGCGGAA